GGAGGAGATATTGTTCTTTCTGCTGGTGTTACACGAGCAGACATCGATAAAGCTTTGATGGCTTTCGACGAGCCACATATTCAAAGTGGAGAACCTCTCCTTAGTGCCCCTTCGGCTCCTCGTAAGTTAGCAGAACTTAATCAAAGAGCACCTATTAGGTGGTTTGAAGATGGTTCTGCTAATGTTTCTGGTTCTTTTGGAGGACATCGTGCTAATCATCGTTCAAACGTTGCTGAGACCTATATTGTAGGTTCTATGTTGCAACGTGGTGTTAGTATTAAGCACGGACCACCTGTAATGAAGGGTTGGGAGCCTTGGCATATTGCACTTAAGGATATGACTCATCCAGTTGTTAAATTGGATAACAATACTCTTAATGAATGTGTTGAGGCCTTCTACTCTGACATTGTCAGTGGTATGAAGCAATCAGATTGGGATGACATCATGATTTATGATGATATTACCACTCTGAATGGAGCACCTGGAGTTGCTTTTGTTGATAAGATCAATAGAAGCACTAGTGCAGGTAATCCATGGAAGAAGACTAAGAAACAATTTTTGCGTCCTATTCCTGCTTTAGATGGTCTTTCTGAACCTGTGGAGTTCACAGAAGAAATCATGGACCGTGTTCAAATTGTCATTGAGAATTATGAAAATGGAACACGTTACATGCCTAACTTCTGTGGACACTTAAAGGATGAAGCGACTAAATTTGCCAAAATTGAGAAGAAGAAGACACGTGTGTTTACTGGTGCTCCTGCAGATTGGTCATTTGTTGTGCGCAAATATCTCTTATCAGTGATTAGAGTGATGCAGAACAACAGATATCTGTTTGAAGGTGCCCCCGGTACTAACGCGTCTTCGCGTGAATGGGAAAATATCCGTTCTTATCTTGTTAAATTTGGTGAAGATCGCATGGTAGCGGGAGATTATGCTGCTTTCGATAAATCGATGCCTAGCACTATCATCTTGGCTGCTTTCGATATTATTCGACGCTTGTGTAAGCAAGCAGGATATTCAGAAGCTGAACTAAGAGTTGTGCAAGGTATTGCTGAAGATACAGCTTTCCCGTTAGTCGATTTGAATGGTGATTTGATTGAATTTTATGGAAGCAATCCTTCGGGACATCCTTTAACAGTCATCATCAATGGTCTTGCTAATGCATTATACATGCGTTATTGTTATGCTAAGTTGAGCCCAAATGGCTCAGCTAAGGATTTCAAGAAACATGTTGCATTAATGACTTATGGTGATGACAATATTATGGGTGTGTCGAAAGATGCTTCATTTTTCAATCATACGACTATTCAAATGGTTCTCGCTGATGCTGG